ACTCTTATTGACCCGCGCCCGCCCGATGGTATGCTTACGCAGACAACTTGGAGCCTCCATGTCCAATCCAGTAGCCATCAAGAAGATCAACTACACCCACGACGGGATGATCGACTTGATTATCGCCCAGCCCGCCATCAGCCAAAACGAGCTAGGCTTCCACTTTGGGTATACCCCTGCCTGGGTGTCGCAAGTAATGAGTAGCGATGCCTTCAAGGAACGCCTCGCGGCGCGTAAACAGGAGTTAGTTGACCCCCAGATCATGATGTCGCTGGATGAAAAATTCACAGCGCTCGCCCATTCTGCGATGGATAAGCTCCAACAGGACGTTTCCATTGACATGGTGCCCCAAAAGGGCCTGGTGAAGATCCTGGAAGTAACCGCCCGCGCACTCGGCTACGGGGCCAAAGACCCCAAGGCCGGGCTCACGGTGAACAACTATGTGGCTGTCTGCCCGCCCAAAGCAGCCTCATCCAGGGAGTGGGCAACTACCTACACACCTGAAGGCCAACTATGTTCAGAGCCATCGCAGTCTTAGTTCTCGCTGGGTGCGCAACACCGCTTGCTGCCCAGTCCATCGCCACTGTCGAACATCCCATAGCCGGGCATGTCGTCACTTTGTTTAATGACCAGGGGAATTGCCCTGAGGGCGGAAAAAGGACCACTTTTCTGGTTGGGAAGCACCCCCAGATTCAACCAGAACTCCGCGGGACGACAGTAGAAGGTTGCTGGGCGTTGCACGAAAAGGTGGTCTACGCGCTTTATGACGACGGTGACAGGTTACGGCTTCCACAAGAGGCTTTCACCTGGGCTCCTGGTTACAAACCCGCCGCAATGACTCTGTGACAGATCAGTCAGTTATTTGGAGTCCGAACCCAGGGCCGCAAACGGCCCTGATCGCTTGTCCGGTCTTCGAGATTTTCTATGGTGGGGCTCGAGGAGGCGGGAAAACAGAGGGTTCGGTGGGGGATTGGCTGGAACACTCGAACCAATGGGGCCAGCACGCGACGGGAATCTTCGTCAGGCGGAAATTCAAGCAGCTCTCGGAGGTTATTGCCCGGAGCAAACAGGTCTTTACCCCTATTGGAGCGAAGTACAACGAGCAGAAGTCCGAATGGATCATGCCGGGGGGCGCTAGGCTGCTGTTCAGGTACCTGGAGCGAGACTCCGACGCGATGGAGTATCAAGGGCACAGCTACACCAGGGTCTATGTGGAAGAAGCGACGAACTTCCCCTTCCCTGACCCGATAGACAAGCTCCGGGCCACCCTCCGAACCACCAAGGAAGGGCTCCAAGTCGGCCTCCGGCTCACGGGCAATCCAGGTGGTCCTGGGCATCTCTGGGTCAAGAAGCGCTATATTGATCCGGACCCGGCGGGCTGGAAAATCATCGTCGAAAAGTTCATGAATCCCTTCACGCACCAGGAAATGGAGCTGGAGCGGGTTTTCATCCCCTCGAAGCTGTCGGATAACGAAGCCTGCATGCGGAATGACCCATTGTACGCGGCGCGACTGCAGCAACAGGGCTCTAAGCAGCTGGTAGAGGCCTGGCTCCTGGGCCTTTGGGACATAATCGACGGAGCGTTCTTCTCCGAGTGGGACTCGGTCAAGCATGTTCTGCCCTACGAATGGCTCCAGCGGATTCCTCCCCATTCCTACTGCTACAGGTCGTTTGACTGGGGCTATGCCAAGCCCTTTTCCTGCGGTTGGTACGTGATGAGTGATGGAACCTGGGGATTGCCCCGCGGGGCGCTGGTGAAGATCGATGAATGGTACGGATGCACGGAAAAGCCGAATACTGGCCTACGCCTCGATGCTGGGGCAGTGGCTGACGGGATCAAAGCTCGAGACGAAGCCCTCGAACGCAGGTATGGTCTTCGTGTGCGGTCTGGCGTTGCGGACCCGGCTATCTTCATCAAGGATGGTGGGCCCTCCATCGCAGAAGAGTTCATGAAGCGGGGGGTGATCTTCTCCAGGGCAGACAACAAGCGTGTGCCTGGATGGGTTCAGCTCCGGACAAGGCTTGTAGGTGATGCCGAGGGCCCCCAGCTATACTTCATGGAAACCTGCGACGATACGATCAGGACCTTGCCGACGCTGCAGCACGAGGAAAAGAACCTGGAAGACCTGGACACCGATGGCGAGGACCATGCTGCCGACGAGACCCGCTACGCCTGCATGGCTCGACCCGTGGTACGTGACAAGTCTAAAGCCCAGGGTATCCTGATGCCCAAATTGCCGGGTCAGTTAACCTTTAACGACTTGCTGGCCATGAATCGGAAGAAACGGCTCATGGCTGAAGCTGAGAGGGCTTAAGAATGGCGGCCAGAAAGCCGGAAGATGTGTTCGGTGCTGTAGAACAGCGCCAAAAGCAGCTAGAAAAGCAGTGGCTGTCTGACGCCCGCAAGGTCGTCCAAATCTACGAAGCAGAGGACAATGACGGTGGGGACCAGTCCCTTACCACGGTCAAAACGCCCTTCAATATCCTCTACTCCAACACAGAAACCCTCCTCCCCGCAGTCTACAACTCCACCCCTCGGCCTGAAGTAGCGCGCCGCTACACCGGGTCGCAGGAAGTTCGAATCCTCGACATGGCTGTTAGCCAAGTCTCTGAGCGAGTGCTAGAATATGCAGCGGACACCAACGACGGCGAATACCAGACTTATGACGACGCGTGTCAGGATGCTGTTCTCGGAGCCCTGGTTCCGGGCCAAGGCCAGGTTCGCGTCCGCTTCAAGCAAGAAGGCCAGTACCAAGCCACCTGCTTCGACTCCGTAGACTATGACAGGTTCATCTGGGCCTACGCCAGGAAATGGTGCAATGTGCCTTGGGTGGCCTTTGGCCATGACCTGAACCAGGCGGACTTCCTGGAGCAGTTCCCGGCCATGAAGGATGATCCGGATTATAAGAAGATTAACTGGAAAGAGCGGGTAGAGACTCTTCAGCCCCCCGATCCCAATGCTTCCAAGGACTCGACGAAGAAGGAGCCCACGCTCCTGGTGTGGGAAGTCCACTTTGCCTCGACGAAAGAGATCAAGTGGGTTTGCGAGGACTTCAAGAAGAAGTTCTTGCTGGAGGAAGAGTACCCCTTCGCCCTTACGACCAGATTCCCCTGCCCGGAACCACTGAAATTCTTCAAGCGGAACGGCAACCTGACTCCTGTTCCGATCTATAAGCTTTATGAGAAGCAGGCGCGAGAGCTAAACCGCATCAGCACTCGGATCGATCGCGTAGTCAATGCCCTCCGAGTCCGTGGGGCCTACAACGGCCAGATGACTGAACTCGAGCAAATCCTGTCCGAGGACACGGATAACGCGCTCGTCGCAGTCGAGAACGCTTCCCTGATGGACGGTTCGGGCTTCGACAAGCACATCTGGCTCCTCCCGATCGAGAAACTGGTCACAGTTCTCCGCGAACTGTATATTGCCAGGGACAATTGCAAGCAGACCATTTACGAGATTACTGGCATTGGCGATGTGATTCGGGGGGCGACAGACCCTGGCGAAACCGCCAAAGCCCAGACCATAAAGAACCAGTGGGGCACCCTGCGCATGAAGCGCATCCAGAAGGACACGCAAACCTTCTGCCTGGCTCTTTTCCGTATCTCCCTCGAGTTCGCTGCCAACCTCTACACCCCTCTCACCTTCAAGCAGGTAACTCAGTTAGAGCTTCCCATGATGGCGACGAAGCAAGCCGCCCAGCAAAAGATCGCAATGTTGAAGTCAGCACCACCGGGACCCCCAGGGCCTGATGGACAACCTGCCCCACCTCCGCAGCCCTCGCAGGACGAGGTCCTCGCCGCTAACCTTCCTGCTTGGGAAGAAGTAGTCGGAATCCTGCAGGACAAATTCGAGCGGACTTACCGGATCGATGTCGAAACCAACTCCACTGTAGACCTCGAAGCCACCGAGGACAAGGCCGCTATTGGAGAGTTCATGAACGCTTTCGGCCAAATGGCTGCGGGTTTACAGCCATTGGTCGAGAGCGGTGTGTTGCCTTTTGAGGCTTCGAAGACGATTATGCAGGAAGTGTTTAG